AATTTTCGATATACGTGGTTGTATCTCACTTGCCAACTTGAAACTCTCACTGCTGATATTACTGTTCGACCTGAGGAAGATATCCCAAATGAGGAGCCAATAAGAACCGGTGGCCAATACAGAGAAAGTATCTAATCAGACGAAATCGCTTGCTGATAAGTTCGAAATTTCCCACCATACATTCTTGAACCAACTGAGTGAAGGGTTGCAGGAACGTGTGTCGGAAATTGTACCTGATTTGGTGATAGGGCCAATGGGTAAGCAAGACAATAAGGATAATATTTCTTTTACTCTGATGGGTCAAGTCATCTTGAAAGACGAGGCTGAATTGGAAGATGTTGAGAACAAGGTTCGTCAATTGATGGATTCATTTAAAAATCCGGCTAATTTGTTATCGTTGTTAGGTGGTTAATGTCGCACTATAATTGGAATTCAGACTATTCTGTCCCACAACAGGCATTCGGGGTGGCTCCGAATCAGATTCCTGACGGGCTGAGGGAAACCCCAGCAGTTAGGCAATTAAGTCATGCTGAAGGAGGACGCAATCCTTTTGATGGTAGTGATTTCTTAGCCTATCCGACCCATCTTGAAGAATTCTTGCAACCGGGATTTCGCTCTTTAGACGATGCGATGAAGCAGTACTGGACTGGCATCCGAGTGCCGACTAAGGATTCTTATCGTTTCATGCGGGTGAAGATTGCTGGTGGTGATAAGAGTCTGCTGATTTGGAATGATGCGTTAAAGGAGGGTCGGGTTCGTCTTCCGTTGGCTGCTATTAGTCGGGAGGGGGCGTCGTTTAATCCTGAAAAGTTTAGTCCTCCTTATCATGCTATGACGGCTCGACATTTATCCAGACGTGGTGATCAGGCGGCTAAGATTTTTCGTCCGACGCCTTGGCTCGTTGATTATAAATTGATTATTTGGGCTGAGCGTAAGCGTGATGCGGAATATATATTATTCCAGACGTTGACCCGTTTTAACCCGTTGGCTGAGTTCCGAATGTTTGATGGGAAGATTGAGGGAAATGTGCAGCTTAAACTCGGTGGATCAACCGATGCGAGTGATAAGGAAACAGGATTTGACCAGCACGCAAAAGTACGGTATGAGATAACGTTTACGGCAGAGGCATGGCTACCATTGCCTGAGAAGATCGTCAAGACTGTTCTTGGTAGAGTTGTCAACCTCCAAGAAAAGCTCGGTCAAATCCTTGTGGCTTCAAAATCGCAAGCAACAGGGGCTGCGGGTGGAAACCTTTGGTACGAGCCAATTACTGATCCTGAAGAAGCTGAACAATCAATCGGAGCATCCTAATGAGCAAAGCCAAGAAATCCCATGTGGTCAGAATCTACAATAACAGTAAGCAATTGATCCAATTGCAAGTACGACCACCGGGCGGTGATTTCTTCACGAATGAATCGCAGATACGAATTCCAGCGGGAGGAGACGTTCTTCTTCCTAAATCTCATTTACGGCAGGATCAAGTTGATAACCTTGTGAAAAAGGGCTTTATCAAAATCCTGCACGATAGCGAAGCAGTGGCGGATCGAGAGTCAACACTAGTAAGTCCTTAATACTACCGTCAAAAATAGATTTAGACAATTCTAACATTGATGGTGATGGAGTAATAGTACGATGGCAGTATACCTAAGTCCGGGCGTTTTCCCCCGTGAGATCGATCTTAGCGTTCTCCCAACCGCCATCGGTCCATTACGACCAGGGTTCATTGGGACGGCTAAAAAAGGTCCACTAAATGAGCCTACCCTCATTTCCAACTCGACTCAAGCAATTGAGTCTTTCGGGGACCCGTTCCCCGAAAGTTATTTGATGTACGCTGTGCTAGCCTATCTCGAAGAAGGCAATGCGGCTTACATCATGCGAATCGGTGTTGAATGTGAAGATGGTCAACCAGACGAATTGGCAGATATCTGCATTGATACCTCTGGTGGTCGTGGATCGGGTTGGGGTCGAATTCCGTTGTTTACCGGAATCGACTACGGTCGAATCAACCTTCGAGAAGTTGGCGACGGCGTCGGCGATAACGCTGAACCGCTTGTCTTCCATGCGGCATCAACCTCCGCCGTTGTGTACAATGATGTTGATCTCTCCACGACCGATGGAGCAACAACTGCGTCTGGTACTATTACTGGTACCTATACCGGCTACGTTGATGACTCGTGGGTCATGATTATCACGACACCGCCAGATATTTCGGATGCTGCACCGCTACAAGGCGCAGAATACCAAGTCGTTAGAAACAGCGACGGCACAATTGTTGCAGACGGTGTTCTTGCCGACAGCGATGGTAATGGTACTTCCGACACAATCGGCATCGGCGACGGATTATCGATCACACTTACCGTCACGAGCGGTAGTCTGGACGAAAACGACACGTTCACGTGGAGTGCGGCGCCCAGCAATCTGGACTTTATTGTCTCAGTTGATGGTAATGCTCTCCCGCTTCCGTACACAATGCCTGGAGCGACTTACACCACCGTTGCTGATTTCGTCGTGGCCGCCAATGCCCTTTTGGTCGCTGAAGATTTCCTCTTCATTGAATACACAATGGAAGATGGCGTTACCACGATTCCTCAAATTCGTAGCCTCACCGCTGGCGAACGCATTCAACTCACTGGTACCACCGGTGTGTCAGTTCAGGGCTTCGCTCTTGAATGTGGAACTGAAGAATACGCTTGGGATATCCCAAGATCCTTCCTGCTTGGTCTCGATTCTGGTCCTTATGACATCACGACGCAAAATAACCGCGTCAAGATGAATATGATTGGCGAAGATGCAACAACCGAAGTTGAGTTCAACATCCCAGTTGGCCTAGGCCAAACTACTGATTCGATTGCTGCCGTTATCGACGCAGCCGGTATTGTGGCTGGTGCGGTTCTTTGGAATTCTTTCGATTTGACAGTACCGGGTGGACAGACTCACGTTGTAATCGAGACAGCGGTTGATCGTCGACTGGATACTCTCCAGATGCTCGCCAGCTATTCGAATCTCCGCACGTTGCGATTTGCGGAAGAATTGAACATTCCGTACCCATACAAGCGGTCTTATCGTGGATTCAGCGACAACCGAGTGACTCTTCCGGATTCCGGCGAAACAACGGCTTCGGTGCCACTTTCTTGCGAAACCGATCCGCTCAGTTCCGATTGTGTGGCTGATACGGCCTATTTCGCCAGCGTTGTTGGTTGGCTTGTCGCTCCTTCGGCTGGAACGTGGCTTGATGATTATAGCGTTACGCTTGAAATATTCACAAGTGGCGTCGGTGATGCTGCTGGTCGTTATACCATGACGATTTTGGATAGTAATAATCAACCCGTTGACGCTATCAAAGATATTAGCTTCGACAAGCGAGAAGACCGCTACATTGCAAATTTACTCAATCCTGGTACCTCGTTGGGCGGAACCAATGGTAACGCCTGGGTGAACTGGGAAGATCGACCGTCGTTCCTTGAGAATAATATTAACGATTTGACCACTTTTGTGGTTCGGCAGCCTTCCACAGTTAGTACGAAAGAATTCACGGGAACGGCGAATGGTATTCCGACTGATCCGGCTTACTCCAGCGAACTGGATGCGGCAATCATCGGAAATCCGGCCACCGCGACTGGAATCTATGCTTTCCAAAATCCGGAATCGATCGACATCAATCTGTTGGCAACTCCGGGTTTCTCGACTGGTGCGGTTATTGGAACAGCCTTGCAAATGTGCGAGAGCCGTGGCGATGTCCTCTACATTGTAGATCCGCCGTTTGGACTTCGCCCGCAGCAAGTTGTTGATTGGCATAATGGAATGCTGCTTTCCGACCTTAAGGCAGCGGTCAATAGCAGCTATGGTGCTCTTTACTGGGGTTGGTTACGAATATTTGACCAATTTTCCGTTGATGAGATTTGGATCCCGCCGAGTGGTCATGTTGCGGCAGTCTTCAGTCGAACGGCACGCGAAGCTGAGCAGTGGTTCGCCCCTGCTGGTCTTCGTCGTGGTCGCCTGCTGACGGCACTTGATGTGGAATACTCGCCGAGCCAAGGTGAACGAGACTTGTTGTACGGTTCCGGCAACGCTGTGAACCCAATTGTGAAGTTCCCGCAAGACGGGATCACGGTTTGGGGTCAGCGAACCTTACAACGTTCAAATACTGCTTTGGATCGTGTAAGTGTTCGGATGTTGATGATCTTCATCAAGAAGAACTTAACTCAACTTCTGCGGAACTTCATCTTCGAGCCAAATGATCGAATCCTGTGGCGACAAGTTGCGGCAACGATTGAGCCGTTTTTGGCTGATATCCAAGCACGTCGTGGTTTGACTGCGTTTCGTGTAATCGTTGATGAAACAAACAACACGCCAGAAAGAATAGATCGCAACGAGTTATGGGTCTCGGTCTTTCTCAAGCCCACAAAGACTGTCGAATTCGTCGTGCTGAACTTGGTGGTCTTGCGTACTGGTGCTAGTTTCTCCGCTGAGGAGGTGCTTGCTGCTGGTGGTATTGTTTCGGCTGCGACATCAACATAGCTGACAAGATAATACAATGTATTAAAGAGGGGAAAGTGATCTGTTTTGCTTTCCCCTCTTTTTTGCTATATATGAAATGAATTATGTGCTTTGATAAAATAGGTAGAACATGCCCATTTCTTGGTTAAAAACATTTGAAGCTTTTGGAACAAATGAATCGAATACAACCACTAGGATGAAAGTGGTCATCGAGTGTGATGGATGTAGAAAAGAAGCTCAGCGTCTTTTGTGCAGTGTTAAACAAGGTATGAAACGAAATGGTGGTAAGTATTTATGCCATGATTGTGCGACTAAAACTAACAAATTCAAAGATGAGTGTTCAAAAAGAGCAAAAACAAAATGGGAAGATCCGGAATATCGTAAAAATAATCTTACTGTTGTTAGATCAGATGAGTATCGTGAGAAGAAACGTGATGAGTCTTTAAAACGTTGGGAAGATCCAGAGTTTAAAGCTTTTATGACTTCTCCTGAGATGAAGGCAATGCGAGCAAAAAATTCATCATTTGCTGCTAAAGAAAAATGGAAAGATCCAGTATATCGTAATAAATTGATATTAAGATTGCGTGAGAGGATGGTTAGGCAATGGCGTGATGATGATTATCGCACCCATATGATTAATAACATTTCTGAAAGATCAACACAAATGTGGTCAGATGGAGTGTTTGGTGGGGTATTTGACGATGAGTTTCGACAAAAAATGGCTGGTATTAATGCAGAAATATTAAGTCGCCCAGATGTTCTTCAAAAATTATCAGAGGCTAGTAAGAAGAATTGGGAGAATGAAGAATATAGAGATGCTGTAATAGTCGGAAACAAAGAAAAATGGGAAGAGCCTGAGTATCGTGAGAAGATGGCTGTAATTCGTGCTAATCAACCTCGGATTAGTTCTTTGCAGCATATGTTATATAAGTATTTGGCGGATTTGGGGGTTATATTTTGTGAAGAAGGTGATGAAACTGCGGTTGGTTATTATGCATTTGATTGTTTAGTTCCTAAACAAAATGAGATGCATAAAGCGTTATTAATAGAGTGTCAGGGTGATTATTGGCATTCGTTGGCCAAAACACAAACCAGGGATAGGGCTAAGTTTACTTATGCCGATCGTTACTTCCCAGAATATGAAATAATGTATCTTTGGGAGCATGAATTTCACACTGATGGTCGAGTTTTGGATCGTTTAAAATTGAAACTTGGTCTTGATATCCAGACCGCCGATTTTTCTTTTGATGATGTGCGGATAATAGATGATCTTGAAGCTAAAGACGTTCGTGGTTTTTTGGATGCTTACCATTATATTGGACGCGGGCGTGGTGGTATTACGGTTGGGGCTAAACATGGTGATGAATTAGTCGCTGTTGTTGTGTTTAGTCCACCACTGCGACAAAATCAAGATTCGTATGGTGAATTTAGAGAATTGTCGCGTTTTTGCATCCATCCATCATATCATAAGAAAAATTTTGCTAGTTGGTTATTGGCTAGATTTTTGAAGTTTGTTAAGGATGTACCGACTATTATTGCTTATTCTGATGCTACTGTAGGACATCTTGGCACGATATATAAGGCATCTAATTTTACATTTCACCATGAGGTTCAACCTGATTATTGGTATGTTGACAATGATGGTTATGTTATGCACAAGCGTACTCTTTATGGGCGTGCTTCAAAAATGAAGATGAAGGAAGCAGAATTTGCTGAGAAATATGGCTATGTTAAGAAATTTGGTGGGCCGAAGAGATGTTTTGTGCTGCGTAAATAACTAGCAAAGTAAATAAGTTTAGTCGCGTTGTTAGCATAGTGGTAGTGCGTGTAGCCTCCGGCTATAAGGCGATGGTTCGATTCCATCACGACGCTTTAAAGAGGCTGCAGAAATGTGGCCTCTTTTTTTATATGTCGTCTAGCAAGTCCCATGCTTCATCTAATGCCGCATTGAGTTCTTTGCCTTCTTTAACATCAATTGGTTGGACCAAACCACAGCGAGGATCATTTGCATATGACTGATCGGCTCGATATGCGTCTGCTGCTTCGGAGAGTCGTTGAAGTGTTTTGATCAATTTGTCTTTGTTATTTCTCTTCATTGTAAAGACCTTTAGCTTTATTGCAATTTGAGCAAAGAAGTTGGATAGTATCAGGAAAATTGTTTTGAATAAGCCAAGAAACAAAGCTCCCTTTTAATTCTTTTCGGTGTTCACTTCCATCATTATCAATATGATCGAATTCTAAAAACGCCCAATTTTCCTCTCCGCAGGAAACACATTTTCCGCCATAGTGATCGATGCAGCGCTGGCGACGTTTTCTTTGGTTAATACCACCTCTTGTTTTTGGTAGTTGTGGTTCTTGCTTGTGTGGGCAAACGCCGAATTTTCCCTTGCCGCGATTGCAATTAGCACATAAAATCTGGAAATCTGAAGGAAAATTTTGCTTGATCACGTCTTCTATGATATGTCTGCCAACAAGATTTCGATGTTGCACACCATCATTATTTATATGATCTATTTCTAAAAACTCGTAGGCGGTTTCGCCGCAGCAAACACATCTGTTGCCATAGTGTTCTAAAACTAACAATCTTTGCTGATACCAACGAGCCCTACCACGTCGTAAATGGTCTTCATGACACGCCTCACAGCGAAATTTGTCGCCAAGTTCTCCACCACAAAATGGGCAAAGACCATTTTGCTTATTTAAACCATAACGACGTAAAGTAACATTTGTTGCTCTTTTAGCACATTCGGCACATGTGGCTAGCCCAGGAATTGGTGGTCTACCGCAAGTAATACAACTACCTTCGGCCTTATGCTTAGTTCGTTGATCGGCTTGAGCAAGGCGATATTTGACGGTGCAGGCTTGGCATCGTTTTTTATTTGGTGATGCGGGCTGACCACAATCACAAAGCCCAACAGAGGCCCGAAATGTTCGTCGTTCTCGGTCTTTTTGCCTATCAATTTCTAAACATTCATCACATTTCCATTTATTATTACCTTTAGGCTTGGAGCATTTGAAGCAAATATTAAATAGAAGGCATTTTTGCTTTCTTCGTTCATACTCTTCGGAACGGTTCCGTTTAGCGGTGGGCATAAAAATTTCCTCAAAACAAATGGCGTAAAACTGTTGCTATCAGTTAAAATACGTTAGATTTGATTGGAGATGAGGCAATTCCTGGATTTAATATCAATCCCTTTGGCGGAGGTTATTCCGCACAAGGTCCGGCGAACACTGTCGAGGTTCGACGTAAGCATCGCTGGGTCTTTGAGACGTTGGGTCGTGGTACGGGCGTTTTCTCGCAATCCGAGTTGCTCGTCCTTCAATCCGCATCCCGGCCTAGCTTCAAGTTTGAAGAGCCGGAAATGCATCACAATCAGGAAGTCGCCCGTTTTGCTGGCAAGCAGGACTGGGACCCAGTGACCCTGGTGTGGTATGATGTTGAGCAGGATCCCGACATTTCACGCGGCATCTATCATTGGATTGAGACCGTGGTGGACATGCATTTGATTAAGGTTGCTCATCCTCGGTTCTATAAGAAGACTGCTGCATTGGTGATGTTGGATGGTTCTGGCCAAACAACCGAACAGTGGTCGTTGATGGGAACGTGGCCAGCCGCCTCGAATTTCCAAGAGCTTGACTACACCTCGACTGATCTTATGACAGTTGAAGCGACAATGCGATATGATCGTGCTGTTCGTTCCAAGTCTGATGGTTCTTGCGTCCAGTCGCCGTCTCCGGTACCGATTCAGCCGAATTGCCCGCAGAATGCGTAAGAGTGGGCGTTTTCTATAAAAGCAATAAGGCCCAGCTTTTGCTGGGCCTTTGCTGTAGGTATCTCTAACAAATATACCTTGTTAGTTTACTCAAAACAAATGGCGTAATATTGCGTTAGATTTGATTGGAAGGTGCTGGTGCCTGGTTTCAATATTCCAATTACTAATCGTTGCAATGAAGCTGTTGGGGCTCGTTATGACGAGGCAACTGAAAAGTATTATAAAGCTAATAATCGCTTCCGAGGTGGAGGCCCGATCCCTGGCCCCGCCTATACAGTTGAAACAGCTCGCAAATATCGGTATCGTTTAGAGGTTCTTGAGCCTTTCGGTGCGTACTCTGGTAGTGGTAATGGGATTTTACTATTTCTTGAGAAATGTACTCGCCCGACGCCTGAAATTGATGAAATAACAATTCACAATGGGCAGGATGAGATTTATCGTCCAGGTAAGCAACGCTGGGCACCTGTTGAATTCACTTTCTATGAAGTGCTCCGTGGCGGCGATTCACTTGGCATAGGCGAACAAGTAAGTGAAGCCTCAGAACGAATGTATGCTTGGTGGGGGCAGGTGATGATTGCTCTTACTGATTCTAGGCATGGTTCACCAATTGATTATTATAAACGCGCTCAGTTGCAAATGCTAGATGGGGTTGGTAGCCCTGTTTGGACATATTATTTGCATGACTGCTGGCCACAGAAAATAGCACCAATTGAATTGGCATACTCGGATACCGAAATTGCCACAACCTCGGTCACTCTGCGTTTTAACAAAGCAGAGGAAAAGAGAATATAATGCCAGGTTTCGTTGTTAGAGGAGTTGATGGCGGCGACTTTGGTGGTCAAGTTGGTGAAAGACAACTTGGGGCAACTGAAGAATATTACTATAGTTATACTTGGGAGATTTTTGATCTTTTCACTCCCAATCGCCGCCATGATAGGCATGTATTCGTCAAGGCTCGAGATATAACATTGCCAACGTTTTCGGTTGGTATAGAGACCCAGCAGGGTGCTAGTCTTGAATATAAATTCGCCAAAAACGTTTCTTATGACGATGTAAAAGTCACATTCTATGACGCGGTTGGGACAATCGATTTGCTCAAAGAATGGAGAGAGCGAGTTTGGACCACTGATGAAGGGCTAAAAGTAGCAGAAGATTATAAACGCATTTCTGAACTTGATGTTCATACACCACGTTGGGACGAAGAGAATCGAGTTAAATGGAAGCTTACTGGCTCATGGCCGTCTTCGATAAGGCATGGTGAATTGACTTATACGTCTAGTGACGTGAAAATCGTTGAAGTCACAGTGACGTATGATTTTGCTGAGTCTCAGCGTGGGACTTAGTGTCATCAATACAGTCTGTTTCTTGTTGATCCTGAAGTAGATAGAACTTAGAAGTAGGATATAATTCCCCAAAGTTCTAAAATCTGGATCAAGAATGACAAAAGAAAATCCCCAAGATGGCGTCCCGCCAGAAGAACTAAATGATCCGGGCAAGCCGGGCGATATCGGTTCACAAGGCGAAGAACAACTAAGTATTAGCGGCAACGAGCCTGTTGGTGATATCATCCCTGAAGGTCAGGAAAATGATGTTACTAAAAACAAGATGGAGAAGAACGTTGCCAATCTTGCTGGAATAGGTTCTCCCGGCGATAATGCTGACGAGTTCCTAGACAAGCTCCTCCAAACGCCAAGAGAACAACTTATCCCTTGGGAAGATTGTTATCTTCCTAGCAAAGGCCTCTATTACGATGGTGCCTGGGATAACGGATTTGTAAAAGTCCGTGCGATGGGTCAAACCGCCGAGAAGATCTTGGCCACGCAACGTTTGGCACAATCAGGCCAATCGATTGATTACCTATTCCGAGAATGCTGCAGTTTCCCGGAAGGTTTCGATCCGATTAATCTACTGCTCGGGGATCGTGTTTTCCTCTTGTATTTCATTCGCGGTATCACCCATGGCAATATCTATGAATTTGCCTTTACTTGCCCGAATGAAGAATGTCAGTCAGTTTCGACTCATACTTATGATCTCAATGAGTTGGCGGGTACTGTCACTTGGGCGAATGAATCTCTTGGTGAAGAACCGTTCCGCGTTGAATTACCTTATCTTACCGCCGCTACGCAGAGGGATGTTTGGCTTTCTATCCGCTACTTGCGAGCTTATGATGCCAATGATATCATGGCAAGGCGAAAGACCAAGGATAAGGTTCGAGTAAGGCCAGGTAGTTCTGTTCGGACTCGCGGTAGCCAACGACCGATGGATGTTGCCGCTCAGCGTCAGCAAAATCAGCAATTGGATGACACGATCACTGAAAATCTTGAGAAGGTGATTGTTAACGTAATGGGTTCTCCTGATCGGTTAAGGATTCGGGAATTTGTGAGCCAGATGCATGCTCAAGATACTGCCACGGTGCGTGAATGGTTGCGGGAACATACTCCTGGTATTGATAACTCAGTTATTGTCGGGTGCCCCGATTGTAACACAGAACACACCGTGGAGCTTCCGATTACGGAAAGCTTTTTTCGCCCATCAAAGCAGTCAAGAATATGAGCGAGCCTGGAAGAACCTGATGGAGCAGCAATTCCAGCTTAAACATCATGGGAAACTAAGCCTCTTTGAACAAGACCAGATGGTTGCTGAAGAACGGGCTTGGTTTCTCAGGAGACTCGAAAAAGAATTCAACGATCGGAAAGAAAAAGAAGACCAACAGATGCGGTCTGCACCGCATCCGAGAACGCCTTCTGTATCTAAACCGTCTATGCCTCGCAGGTAGTAATTCTTCTGGGATCACCTCGTCGGCCAAAAATAGGAATAAGGCCATCGAGGAGATCCCTATGAATAACTGCAGTCTAGGAAATGCACTACCTCGAATCTCTGCCCGAAGAGGGCAGGTCGTTGATTTGAATGTGGATTTCCTACATAATGGTGTACTCGCCGATCCGTACGCGATCCGATTCGTCGAGATCTATAAGACGAGTGTAGCACCACATAATCTTGTCGCAACAATACCGGCTGTCTTGCCCGATGATCCCATATATCCTTCTCCGATATGCCAAGAGCATATCGATGTAGAAACTGGGGTATGTGGCACAGAGCCGACGGAAGAAAGCACTCCAATTGTTGGCAAATACCATTTGCCTTATTCTATTCCTAACGACTTTCAGGTACCGGACGTCTATTTCGATCTTTGGTATTATTTCGCCGAAAGTCCCTGTGGCGAGTTAGGAACGGAAGACGCTGAAGGGTGCGATATAGACGATGAACAATACGATTCTCTTCTTTTGAAATGTTGCCACAGATTCTGGATCTATCCAGATGAGTGGTTTTGTAATGATGGACTTCAGACCGTACGGTTTGGTTTCGAGCCCCTCGACCAGAAATTCTACACTCCAGAGGTGCGGCCTTTGGAAGTTGGTTTGATGCCGCTTCCTTTGTACGACTATAATTTTAATTTGGTCAACCCGTTGATCCCGTTTTTGAGTCCTATGATTTCGATTGAGACGCAGCATTCTGAATTGCTCACCGATAGCGTTTCTGCTCGTATGGGTATTCGCCAGGGATCATATAGATCAAATCCTTATGTTATCCAATATGACCTTGATACTTCCAAGTATCTCAAAGGCACATATAATTATTGGATTACCCTAAACTTGCCGGATGGCTCTACACGGGTTAGTAGGAAGTTCGTTTTTACGATCAACTAAAGGTTGAATGAAAATGAAAACAATTGATTTTGGCCCAAGTCGTTTAGATAGAATTCGTCAATTGACGAATGGGTTGCAAGAAGAAAATGAAGCAGCTTTGTATTTGTTTTTCAGATTATCTCCTGATTTGCTTTCTATCGCTGATGATACTGGTTTTTTTCGGAAAATCAACCAAGCGTGGCAAATGGTTTTAGGATGGTCTAAGGAAGAATTATTGGCCGTTCCTTTCATCAATTTCATACACCCAGACGATATTGAAAAAACCAAAGAAATGATGAAACGCATGAGTGGGCAGGATGTCATTAGATTCCATAATAGATATCAGAGGAAACCTGGTACCGTCAATCTTATTGAAGGTGAGCCAATCGCCGGAGGCAATGATTACGTTATTCTTGAATGGAGTGGAACAGCTTGGCATAATGGATTAACATGTGCTGCGGCACGACAAGTACCACCAACTTGTCTAAATTGTTCAACCTCAGAAGATCGTTTTGGTTGGGCACACAGGCGTGGATTACTTTATGACACCACAAAAAACGGCATTATAAAAGATGACACCACCAAAGACACAGAATAACGTGCCGATTGTTGATGATTGGACAGAATATAAACGGCTTGTTCTTTCAGAACTTGAACGGCTTAACCTAGCCGTAGATAAATTAAATGACAAATGTGCGGAAATTCAAACACATATACTCGCTGAATTAAATAGTCTACGTGAATCTCTTAATGAGAAACTCAACAGTTTAGATAAAGACCATCCGACTATTTTAGACTGCCGTGGGACTGTCCTTGCTTTTAAGCAAGAGGTAGACGGGTTGGAGAAGAAGTTTTTGTTGTATATCAAAGAACAACAAAAAGACTCCACGATTACAAGTAAATGGGGTCTTTGGGCAGCAGTAATTACTATTGTTGGCTCTCTTATTGTATCAATAATCAGTCTTATTATCACAATGGTCAATTCTGTTCATCACCACAGCCCCTAGGTATTTGAGGTGCATGGGTAAATACGATAGTTTTCGCACCAAGACTGGTGGGGGTTGGAAGCAGATTCCAGCCAATAAAATAGCCGCCTGGGTTGAACAAAATTTCGATTTTAAAAACCGAAAAAATGGTGAAGAATACTTAATCTGCGACCCATTCGACGGTGATACTAGATATCGATTTAGTATAAATCCCGAAAAGGGTGTCTGCCATAGCTGGCATGGGGATACCTGGGCTGGCCCGGTAAATCCCAAGTCTAATAGACGAAATTGCTCTGTAGTCAATTTTGTTAAGGTTTATCGGAAATGTTCTTATCGAGAGGCCCTTGCTGAGCTTCTCGGAGCCACGGAAGACCTCTCTGCTTTTCTGCGACCCGAAGGGCGGGTTGGAGCCTCAGAGGCTAAGAGAATAGTCGCCGTGGCCCTTCCTAATGGTGTCGAAA